GAACCGTTCTTGAGCATGAAGCCCAATGACCAACGTGAAGTTATTGAACAACTACTTGGCATTACCATGCTCAGTGAAAAGGCAGAAAATCTCAAGGTATCAATGAAAATCACACGTGATAGCATACAATCTGAAACATTTAAGATTGACGGTATCAAAGCTGCCAATGAAAATGTACAGAAAAGTATTGACAGTCTAGTAATCAAGAGTTCCGCATGGGATACCAAGAAAGAACAAGAACTAGAAAAACTATCAAAAGCTATCATGCAGTTAAGTTCTGTAGACATTGAAGCTGAGCTGGCTGCACATGCCACATTAAAACAGTGGAATATTGATGCCACTGCCATCCGTGAACTTAGCAAACAACGTGCTACATTAGAGTCAGCACTAGGGCAAGCTGAAAAATCTGTCAACAGATATGCCAATGAGATAACAACTCTAGCAGATAAGAAGTGTCCTAGTTGTGAACAAGAGCTACATGATCACAAACATGAAGAAATGTTGGCCAAAGTACAGAAAGATCATGACGATAGTGCAATATACGCCTTGAAAGTCAAGACAGATTTAGAGTTAGTCATGGCAGGCTTGTTAGAGTTAGGTACACAACCTACTCCACCTATAACATTCTATGATACAGAAACAGAAGCCTTGGGGCATAAAAGCCATCTCGCTAGTTTAGAAAAAGAACTTGAAACAAAAATCGTAGAAGCTAATCCATATCTTGAACAAATTGAAGAACTTAAGAAGACAGCACTTCAAGAAATCACTTGGGATACTGTAAATGAGTTGACTAAAGTCAAAGAGCATCAAGAATTCTTATACAAACTATTAACCAACAAAGATAGTTTTATCCGTAAGAAGATCATTGATCAAAACTTAAACTATTTGAACAAACGATTGAGTTATTATATTGACAAGATGGGATTGCCGCATCGTGTGGTATTCTTAAATGACTTGAATGTTGAAATTACCCAACTAGGACAGGATCTAGACTTTGATAACTTGAGTCGCGGTGAGCGTAATAGATTAATTTTAAGTTTATCATGGGCATTCCGTGATGTATGGGAGAACTTGTATCAACATATTAATCTGTTGTTTATTGACGAGCTTATTGATGCTGGTATGGATGCGGCAGGTGTTGAATCTGGCATCGCAGTATTGAAGAAAATGGCACGTGAACGCAATAAAAATATCTACTTAATATCACACAAGGACGAATTAATTGGACGTGTAAACAATGTGTTACATGTGGTCAAGGAAAATGGCTTTACCAGTTATGCCACAGATTCAGAATTCGTAGAGGCATGATGTCGGAAACAATAAACAAGTATACAGAACAGCATGATGCTTTTGTTGAATTACTGACGAGGTATTATACTTTACACAGACTGTATTTAGAAAGACAAAGTCCTCAGCGCACCATGGACTTGCGTAAGATTTATAAACAGATGCGCTTAACATTAAAGCAAATGGAAGAGACTGCTCAACAAGGTATGAAGGAACGTCGAGTTGAGTGGGGCAAGACACATCGATTAAAGGAGAAAGAAGATGAGTAATTCAACACAGGCAATTCAAGACGCAGTATCAGCATTCTTAGTAGAAGATTCTAAATTCACAGCAGGTAATTCAGCAGCAGGTACTCGCGCTCGTAAGGCATTGGCTGAACTAGGCAAACTAGTTAAGGCACGTCGTAACGAAATCACAGCAGAAAAAAACGCACGTAAAGACGCTAAGGCAAAATAATTGGCTGTCACACTGACTAACAAATATCACGATCTCCATTGCAAAGTCTGCGGTGGAGATACTCACATCTTAGGTGTTAAAGATTTTAACAGAGCCTGCGAAGAAGAAAAAGGTCGTAGAGTTTTTCCTCCCATGGGCCATGCAATATATTATCACCAATGTGACGCATGTGGATTTATTTTCAGCACAGACTTTGATAGTTGGGAAGTCAGTGACTTCCTTACCAACATCTACAATGATGAATATCTACAAGTAGATCCAGAGTATGGTGGTAAACGTCCCAAGGACTGTCTTGCTTGGTTTAGTCCTATGTTAGGTGGCGACAAGTCAATCACACTGTTAGATTACGGTGCTGGTACAAATGACTTTGCCAAAGAACTTAACAAGATGGGATATCGAGCAGAAGGATGGGATCCTATGTGGCAAAAACCTATTACGTTTGATAAAGACAAAAAGTTTGATGTTGTCACAGCATTTGAAGTATTAGAACACACCCCAACACCTTGGGAAACACTGAAAGAATTAATAAGTTTTGTTAAGCCAGAAACAGGCCAAGTGGTATTCAGTACATTGGTTAATGATATCATTGGCACTGCTGGATCAGAGTATTGGTACATCAGTCCACGTAACGGACATGTATGTATGCACTCAAATAAAAGTCTAGACATTATGTTTGACAAACTAGGTATGGAAGTACAACACTTCAGTCCTAGCCAACATGTAGCAAGCTGGAAAGACTAATGACATGGCTTTACAATGGAAAACAAATTGAAGAATTACCGGAAGACTGTGTAGCTTTCGTATACTTAATTACGAATCTTATCAGCGGAAGGAAATATGTAGGTAAGAAGTTAGCAAAGTTTAGTAAAACAACTTATCGAGTACAGAAATTAAAGAACGGCAAGAAGAAAAGAAAAAAGATTAGAAGTAAAGTGGATTCAGATTGGCGTGACTATTATGGATCTAATATAGAATTAAACAAAGACGTAGAAACACTAGGCAAAGATAACTTCACAAGAGAAATACTTCACTATTGTCACTCTAAGGCAGAATCATCTTACATTGAGGCCCGCGAACAATTCGACCGCAAGGTATTAGAAACGACAGATTATTATAACGGACATATTCAAGTCCGTGTACATGGCTCCCATATTATAAAAAAGTAAGGCACTAACACACAGTATACGACTAGCACAGGTTAATTTCATGTGCCTATGACAACAGGACCCACGGTCTCTGGAACGGAAGACTTGGCGCTGTACCAAGCACTTAGCAACTATCCTTAACAGGACGATGATCAGATATGCCTATAACTGATTTTGCTATTGGAAAAGAATATAAAAGGCTAAAGGAAGGGAAAAACCCTGCGTTGATATATGTGTTAGCATACGTATATTTGACCGCCGTCGTATGAAGACGTAGCTCGAGGTACCGGATGACCGCCTCTGCAATGCTATAATGCTAGTGTGACTTATCGAACTCAGATAATGTTCATTTATTTCGCCCTGTCTGGGCGAAGTGTGACCATAGAATCTAGATAATGCTAAATCTTTCTTCGAAAGAAAACTGCTTCAAGCGATAGCGTAGAAGCAAATGAGCTTTAGCTCATTTAAACACTATAAATACTCTTATAGATTCATAAATATATGAACATTTAAGGAATAGCTAACCATGCGTATTACAGACGTACTTATAGAATCACAAGTTGATGAAAAAATCGTAGGATTGCCAGGAATGGCTCCAAATGATGACACACCACTACCTAAAGGTGGACTAGCCACAGGAATACCAGGATTACCATCTGGAAATGCTGCTCCTAAAAAAGCTGCACCTAAGGCTGCTGCTCCAAAAACTACTGTAAAGCCAACTGTAAAACCTGCAGCTGCACCTAAGGCTGCTGCTCCTCAGCAAGGTTCAACATGGGATAAGGTTAAACAAGTAGGTAATGCTGGATTAGATGTAGTACGTGGTGCTGGTAATCTAGGTGCCGCAGTTACAGGTGGGATAGGCAACATGGCTTCATCATTTGTAGGCGGACTGCGTCGTGGCTATGATACAGAAACAGGTAAAGCAAAATCATATGCTGGAATAAATCGTAAACCTGATCAACAAGATCCTAATCAGCAACAACAAGTACAACAACCTATGCAACAACAACCTGGATATCAAAGTTTCCAACCGCAACAACAAGTAATTCAACCGCAACAGCAAGCTGCTCCGCAGCCTCAAGCGGCACCTGCTGCAAATCCTGCGGCACAAGA